GTCGTGATACTATTCTTAAAATTGTACAAAAGTTTTTCAAAAAAGGATTCCAAAGCAACGTCAATTTAATGCATAATTCAAACGCACAATTTGAAGGCGTTACATTATTCGAGAGTTTTATTTCTGATCCTTCGCGTGGTATTATGCCAATGAAAGGATTTGAAGATGCACCTGTTGGAAGTTGGTTTGGTTCAATGATCGTAGATAATGAAGACGCGTGGGCTAAGGTAAAGAATGGTGATATTATGGGCTTCAGCGTAGAAGGTTTATTTAACTACAAACCTAAAGAGGTTAATAAGGTTGCATCAATGGTAGATGCTATTAAAAAAATATTGTCACAAGTTAAGTGATAAACATTTCATTTTTTAACTATATAATAAAAAAAGTATGAACGCACAGGAAGCAATTTTAAAAATTAAGGCTTTGTTTGAAGACAACGCCGCGCCTGTTGAGGAAGTGCAAGCTGAAGAAACTAAGGTTGATGAAACTAAAGTTGAAATGGCTGAATATTCTTTAATGGACGGAACTAAGGTTGAAATTTCAGCTTTGGAAATTGGCGGTTCTGTTACTATCGAAGGTTTACCTGCACCTGCGGGGGATCACGAATTAATGGACGGCACAGAAATTACATTAGATGAAAACGGGATAATCGTTGAAATCGAAAGTAAGCAAGTAGAAGCAACACCGGAAGTGGATACAGAGGTGGAAGCTAAAAAAGAAGAAGACAAAAAGATGGCAGAAATGGCAGAACAATTTGAAGCAAAAATTGCTGAATTAGTTGAAGCTAAAAACGCATCTGAAGCAAAGGTTTTGGATTTAGAAAATAAAGTAAAGCAAGGGTTTGCACAAGTAGCTGAATTAATCGAAGCACTTTCAAATACACCAAGCGAAGACCCAATTCAAAAGCCAAATAGTTTTAATTCATTTGTAAATACAAGTGATATTAAAGGGCAAAGATTAGAAAAATATAGAAACGCAATTTTAAACACTAAAAATTAAATAAAATGGGATTTAACGTAGACGCATTAGCTGCATATACAGAGCAAAATGAAGCCTTATTGGTTACTGATTCTGTATTAGGCGCAAAGACTGCATCTTTAATTAAGAGCGCAGGTAACGTGATGGTTGGCGTAAAGAGCGCTGAAACTATCAACATTATGGACACAGACGCAATATTTCAAGCGGGCGGAAGCTGCGGATTTACTGCATCAGGTTCAACAACTTTTACTCAAAGAACAGTAACAGTTGGAAAAATTAAAGTAAACGAAGCACTTTGTCCAAAAGACTTAGAAGCTAAGTATTTACAAAAAGCATTACCAACAGGATCAATGTATGATTCTATTCCTTTTGAGCAAGAATTTGCTGATAAGAAAGCGAAGACAATTGCTGCTCAATTAGAAACTTCTTTATGGCAGGGTGATACTTCAAGTGTAAATGTAAACTTGAACAAGTTTGATGGTTTAGTTAAATTGATCGGTGCTGCTTCAGGTGTTGTTGCTGCAAACGCTTCTACTTACATTAGTGGTGCGCCTTTGAGTACAATTACTGCTGCAAACGTAATCAGCATTTTTGATGGTGTATATTCTGCAATCCCTGCACAAGTTGTAGCTGCTGACGATATGACTATCTTCTGTGGTCAAGATGTTTTCAGAACTTACACAATTGCATTAAAGAACGCTAACCAATTCCATTATTCAATTGATGTGAAAGCTGATAGCGAATTTATCTTGCCGGGTACTTCTATTAAAGTTGTAGCTTTACAAGGTTTAAACGGAACAAATAAAGTTTATGCAATGCGTTTAAGCAATATGTTCTTAGGAACAGATTTATTGAACGAAGAAGAAAAGTTTGAAATTTTCTATGCAAAAGAAGCTGATCAAGTTCGTTTTGTATCTGAGTTCAAAATGGGTGTAAACGTAGCGTTCCCTGATGAGATCGTTAAGTTTATCTTAGCATAATTATACGGGGTGTTGAAATATACACCCCTTTTTTAAAAAAATATTAAATTAATTAACAATGGCGTGCGCATTAACACAAGGATACACTTTAGACTGCCGTGATAGTTTAGGTGGAATCGTTGAGGTTTATTTTACTGAAGCTGCAAACGTAACTACTTCAACTGAAGCAAGCGGTGTAATTACTGCATTGACTAAGGCTGCGGGAAAACGTTTTTGGAAATATGCTTTAGTGAAAGATACTTCAATGTTTAACCAAACAATGACTGCATCCGTAGCAAACGGAACGGTGTTCTATGGTCAGGAATTACAAATAGTTTTAAACAAACTACAAACTAACACAAGAAATGAATTACTTTTGTTAGCACAAAATAGCTTAGTTGCGGTTGTAAAAGATAGCAACGGAATCTATTGGTATTTAGGAAAAACACGTGGTATCGATTTGACTGCAAACGCAGCTTCAACAGGTACTGCACAAGGAGACAGAAGTGGTTTCACTTTAACCTTTACAGGTTCTGAACCTGCATTAGCACCAAGCGTGAACCAATCAGTTTATTCTGCTTTGGAAACACCGGGTTCATAAGTTTGTTTTTCATAGGTTTATAGGTTTGCCGCCGGTCATTAATTTGGTCGGCGGTTTTTTTATTTATTAAATTATGTAGTATTTTTACCTATTTATGTAATAAAGTAAACCTATAACTTGACTTATATTGTAATAAAGTAAGGCAATTACTTGTCTTTTTGACACTTATTCGTACAATAAAGTGGTTTAAAAAAACACTTATTGATACATAAGCTGCAACAAATAGTCTTTTTAGCTATATACTAATATGATCAGGCTAACAAAAGGACAAACCCAAAATATTATTTTAACATTAACGGAAAAGCAATTATTGACTAATCCTAACTACTTATTTGTGTTTACTAATAGAAGCGCAAATACAGAAGTTAAATTTGTTAGATTAAATAATACAGACATAAGCCAATACAAGGACAGATATAATGAATTTAGTATCGTTACAAATACTAATTTTGGTAGTTCTTTAAATGGTCAATATGATTATGAAGTTTACGAACAGGCAAGCACTACGAATACAAATCCTGCGGGGTTAAATATGATCGAATCAGGAATAATGGAATTAGTCGGTACACCTTTTGAGTTTACTGAATATTCAACAACAGACACTTATAAAATAAGACAATAATGGATTTAAGAGTATTAACATTTGCGGAAGCTAAGCAGCCTGAATTTAAAGAAAAGAAGGGCGAAGGATATATTCAGTATGGCGACCGCAACGATTATCCTAATTATTTAGTTGACCTTTTTAATAAGTCAGCAAAGCATAACGCTATTATAAAAAGCAAGGTGCATTATATTAGCGCAAACGGATGGAAAGGAAGCCCTGAAGCAGAAACCTTTATAAAGAAGGTTAATAGAATGGAAAGTCTTGAAGATCTAACGCGCAAAGTATCTTTAGATGCTGAATTATTTGGCGGCTATTATTTAGAAATCATTTGGTCAGTTACAAAGCAATTAGCTGAAATATGGCATTGTGATTATACAAAAGTTCGTACTAATAAAGACAATACACAATTTTGGTATAAAGAAGAATGGTCTGATAGGAACGAAAAGCCTATGGTTTACGGCGCTTTTAATCCTGCTAATCCTGTTGGAAAGCAGATCCTTTATGTGAAAGAATATCGTCCAAATATGGGTTATTATTCATTGCCGGGTTACTTTGGTGCGCTTAATTACATAGAATCAGATATTGAAGTTTCTAAGCACGTTTTAGGAAATGCACAAACAGGATTCAGCGCGAGCAAATTAATCACGCTTCCAAATGGCGAACCTTCAGATGAAGAAAAGCGTAATATTGAAAAGCGTTTCACTAATAGATTTAGCGGATCAGATGGCAAAAAGTTTATTTTAGCTTTCGTAAATGATAGCCAAAGAAAGCCAATAGTTGACGATTTAGGAACTTCAGATATTACAAAAGAGGACTTCGGGCGCGTGGATTCTTTGATCCAAACTAATATATTTAGTGGTCATCAAATTACTACGCCGTCAATCTTTGGTATTGCAGAGGCGGGAAAATTAGGCAGCCGTTCCGAAATGCGTGATGGTTATGAAATATTTAAAAATACTTATGTAAATAGTAAGCAGATGCACCTTGAAAGTGTATTCAATATGCTTGCTAAATTTAGAGGTATTGCAGAACCTGAATTAAGTATCATTCCAACAGAGCCTATCGGGTTCGAGTTTACTGAAAACTTATTAAAAGAAATAGCGCCAAAAGAATGGTTACTTGAAAAGGCGGGAATTGATATGACTAAATACCAACCCGTTGCCCAACAAGCGCAATTTAAGGACGATTTTAGCGTCTTTTTTGAGTTCGGTGAGGCAAAGGATACTTTTAATGTTTGGAAGCAAAGAAAGCGCTTTAATGACGATTCAGAGCATCAAATGTTTGCAGAGGTAAACCAATTACAAGCCAATGTCCTTGACTTGATGGCTAAGGATAAAAGAATAACGCCGGAAGTTTTAGCCATTTCACTTGATCAAAGCATAGAAACAATTAATCAAGTTATAAAAACTTTGGTTGAAAATGGATACGTTGAAGTTAAAGAATATTCAATCGGCGAAGGATATGATGAAAATATAATTACAGAGCATATTTTAACTGCGCCTTTAGGTGATATTTTAGTAAAGATT